TTTTACTTATTTGTTCTCCATTGTAACTTCCTGATGGAATAAAAATATGATACTCTATATCTTGTTGTGTTGGTGGAGAGAGGGAACTTCGTAAAAAAGAAACTTTAAAATTATTAGATCCAGTATTATAGTTTACTGTATAAATAAATTTAGGCAATATACATTTATCTAATCTCATTGAAATTACTTTATCTAATGAATTTGCTAACTGAATATAAAAATCTGTTGCTGGTGTTAGAGTATAATTTTCTCTAAATCTTGAATTAATATTAATTCTTTGTTTATAAGATGTTCTTCGTAATGGATTAATTATTCCACCTGTAATATTTGTTTGATATACAGTTTGTGTTGGATGATTTTTATGATATACTATAGAATTCATATTAATATATTAATATATTAAAATAAATATTATTTATTTACACTATTATAAATCTAACATTCACAACATGTGCATCCAGATGTATGGATATTTACCCATTCAGGAGTAATTTTTTTATTAATTTTTTTTGGTTTATAATTATTTTTTTTTAAATTCAAATATGGATATTTTTTATATAATTTAAATATAGCTAATTCTTTCATTTTTGCTTCAATCATTATATCTATTTCAATTTCAAACTTTTCTGGTATTTCTAAAAGATAATCTGGAATTATTTTAATATAATCACTATGATGTCCAATTTTGCCTGATCCTTGCTCACTTACATGAAATTTAGGTTTAATTCCTTTTCTTTTCCATGTATTTAATATATCTTCTATATAATATTCCGGCTCTTTAAATTTCTCATTTTTATGTAATAATTTGTAACATTCGAAATGATGTGTATCAAATACTACAGGAATATTTACTATATCTGAAATTAGTAAACAATCTTCTATTGAAAAATTTTTTTCACAATTTTCTAATACTAAACGATTTTTAACATTTTCAGGCAGATCTTTATATTGATTACACCATCTTTTTATTGTTTCTTTCTTATCTCCATATATTCCGCCGCCATGTACTACCATTACTGAATTAATATCCAAATTCATTAAATCTAATACATCAGCATGATATTTTAAATCACATTTTGTATTTTCAAATATTTCTTTATTATTAGTTCCAATAACATTATATTGTCCTGGATGAAAAGTTAATCTTTGATTTAAAAATTTTGATTTATTTCCAATTTTAATTAATAAATCTTTTGCAAAATCAAAATCATAATCTGGCGCATTAATATTTGACTTATGAGGAAATAAATCACTACTTAATCTAAATACTTTAATTCCATTTTCTTCATTCCAATCCATTAATAATAATGTATCTTTTAAATTTTGAATTATCTTATCTTTTAAAAATTCTTTACCTTTATCTTGTAATGTTTTTAATTTAATACTTCTAGATGAAAATATTGGTATTTTTTTTTCACGCATTGTTATATTTAAACAACAAAGGCCAAGTTGAATAACTCCGGTTTCACTCATATTATTTATTAATACTAATCATGTCATTAGTATTAATAATAATCAATTTTATTTTATAAAAATGGCATTATTTTATGTACTTTTCGCGTTGACTGACGTTTTAAATATTTTCCTCTTCTATAACATTTTTTTGTACTATATTTTTTTTTACATAATTTAATTTCTTTTTCATTTATATTTTTTAAATTTTTAAAGCGTAATCCATAAATATATAATTTATTTATACTATTAAGTCTTTTTTTCAGACAATCATCTACTTGACCTACTTTTATTTTTAATTTAATTCCTTTTGGAAAAACTATTTTAATTGCTGCAATTCGTCCTACTCCATCTTGTGTTACATATCTTTTTTTGGTAATTTGAATTATTGATTCAGAACGTAGTGATTTAATTGGACTATTATTAAAAAAACTACTTGATAAATTAATATATCCATCTTTTTTCTCCATTTTTTTAATTTCTTCTATATTATTTTTTAAAAACTTTATTCTTTGATTTAATTTTTCTAATGCTGGTCCTCTATCAATAGAATGAAGAAGATTAATATCATTACTATTGACTATTTCTGTTTTTGCTGTTCTATGATTTTTTATATATATATTTGCTTCACCTGCTGTTCTAATCATTAGTTGTGTTAAAGGTTCTAAATTTTTTGGCATTTCTGGAATTTTTTTATACCAATAAGTTAATTTTTCCATATATAAAATATATATATTTTATTATAACTATATATGTTATATTATTTCCTTTATATATTTACTTAAACCAAATGTTAAAAATAATATTGCTAATAATCCTATCATACCAAATTTTTTTCTAGCTCCTCCTCCTTGATTGCCAAAATTTGAGTTTCCTCCCATTGCAGACATGCCAATTAATAGTATAACTCCTAAAATAATTAATAAAAATATAATTCCTGAACTCATATATATATATATATATATATTAAAAACGATTCACTCTTCCTTTTTTATATTTTTTTGTACGAGCTCGTTTTATTTGTTTTTTTGTTAATTCTTTATATGTTATTGGTGTTTTCTTTGTAATCCGTTTACTTGGTCTATAAATATCACTTTTATATTTATATCCTATTTTGCCACGTTGATTAACCCACTTTTCTTTAAACCATCTTGATAATCCTTTTTTGGGGGTTTTTCTACCAATATATGGATTTTTTTTTCTACCATATTTTTTAGTAAAATTTTTTTTATATTTTTGCACTAATAATCCACTTCTATAAGCACTATGCTTTGCATATTTTTTATTTATATATTTTTTTGTTTTATTATATAATTTTATATCTCTAGGTTTAATATTTCCTCCATCTTGCTCACTATTCATTTCTTGATATGCATCAGTTATATCTTTATCTGAAATATCCCATGTTTCTTTATATTTCTTTATCTTGTCTTTATACATATTTTGATTAAATCCCGAATCCATGCCTAATATTCGATTTATAGCCTGTTCTTGACTTTTTGGATCTGATCTATATGCAATAAATGTTCCTGGATATTCTGGTTTAAATGTCATTTATCTAATATATAAAAAGATATTAATTGTATGTGGAATTTATTATTAAATTCACTTTTTCACTAAATGTTAAATTTTTATCAAGATTTTTAATAAAATTATAATTCTTAGGTATTTCATAAGTTAAAAATCTTATTATATATGCTCCAAAAACTATTTTACCAATATTTCTTAATTTTTGCCTATTTTTATCAATCGGTAATACCTGAAAATTTAATAAATTTTTACTTTCTTCTTCTTTTAAAAAATAGTTAAAATCTTTATCTTTTATTAAACAACTATATCTATGATTTTTAATTGTTGTTGCAATAATACAATCATGTTGAGGAGCTATTTGTAAAGACAAAATGTTTTCTTTTATAATTTCTTCTTTTAATTCATTGAGAGAAATTGTTTTTTCTATTGGAGGTGGTATTAATCCATAAAACGACCAATGGCCATAATAATCTATTTTATCTTTTTCAATATGTACATTATTTATAATTGGTTGACTCAAAATTGAATTTTTAATTATTTCTCTCCTATTTGTATTTAAAACATTACTGGGAAATAAAGTTAAACTTAATATAATTAATATATTCATACTATATAATAATTATATTTTTTTATATTAAAGTTATATACTATTAATAATAATAATGGTTAAAATATCTCCTTTTTTATACCAATATTTATCTGTTACTTCTAGTTCTTTAATTACTTTACCAATTGACATTTTACAAACAAAAACTTTAACAGATAAACCTATCTTTTTTGATATAAATGAATTAAAATGGTTATTTTTATTTCCAATTATATTTACTAGTCAAAATATTGTTTTTAATAAATTAAATTTTATTAAAAGTATTACTATTAGAGGCGCCTGTGCTGGTATTATTACTAGTCCTATATATATTTATTTAGAAACTAATAAACTATTTACGCGATTAAAAATATTTCCTAATTATACTACTTATATTCGTATTATAATATTACGTCAAATTATATTTTATTCATTTCTATATAAAATTACTTTTTTAAATATTAAAAATTCTAATTTTATTGCAGCATTTATTGCTAATAGTATTTCTTTTCCTATTAAATTATTTGCATTATTTAATAGTTATTCTATATTTATAATTGATAAAAAAATAATTAGATATACTGCTATATTAGAAATTATTAAATCATCTATTAGTGATGGTATTGCTCTTTTTTTAATATATAGTTCATATTTTTCTCCATTAAAATAATATATTTTAATATTATATTTTATAAATGAGTATAAATAATATTAATAATTTAGTTGAATTTAAATATCAATATTCATGGATATTAATACCTATATTTCTTATTCTTTATTTTACACTACCAACTTATAGAAAATATTTACAATATCCAATGTTTTGTATTGGATTAATTGGTATTATAGTTTCAATATATATTAATTTACCTATATTAATGATTATAATTAATATAATTGGTCATTTACCAGCATTTATTGGTTTATTACATGGTTTTAAATATTTTAATATAAATTTTATAACAATACTAACTTATATAATTGGAGTTATTTTTATATTTTATATACCATTTTGGCCTTATATACCTAGTAGAAGATTTTTTGCTATATTATTTACTATATTATCATTAATTTATTTATTTTTATCTACATGTATCAAAAAATAATATTATAAAATTATATATGTCAATATATGATTTTAATAGTAATAATTTACTAAATTGGTTAACTGCGTTTGCTTTATTTGAAATACCAATGTCTCTATTTTATTTATCAATTTCATCAAAAAATGATACTATAACTAACTGGTATTCTGGTAAAGATATTAATATATGGAATGTTATTATTCAAGATTCATTATATGTAATATGTGGTATTATTATTACATTAAGAATATTTAATTATCTTACTAAAAATAATATTGTTAGTAAAAATTTTTATATTTTTATATTAGTATTTATTTGTATTCAAATAATTGGTGATTTATTATTTTCACTAATAATTATAAATTGGCCAAAAAATTATACTAGTTATTGGATTAAATATTTTCAAAATTATATTAAAAAATCAGGGTTTTATGCTTTATTTGGAGATACATTATATATTATTACATGGTCATTAACTTTTTATTTTGTTGCAAAATATATTAAATCATTTGATATTAAAATATTTATTTTATTTTTATTTTTATTTTTTGTTTCTGCGTATAGTGTTAAGGGTAAATAAATTAATTAAAATTTTAAATATTTTGGCAATGGCATAATCTTATTTAATTGGAAAGCTGTTATTGCGCCTAAACATTGCGCTACTACATATGGTAGTACATCTGCGCCTTTCATTTTATCTGCCATAATCATCATTCCTGTTACAGCTGGATTAAACATTCCACCAGATATAGGACCACCGATTAATGCTGCTACAGCTAATGCCGCACCTATTAATAACCAATTTCCTGTAGCAATTATTACATATAAAAAAAAAGTAGTTCCTATATATTCAACTAAGTATTTTGAAAAATCCATTTATAAATAATAATAATATTTTATTAATAGATTAAATAGATAGATATATAAAATATGTTAGAGAGAATAATATTCCTCCCCAAATAGTATCTACTATTCCTATAATTGGATTCCAATCTTGAAATATAGCTAAATTAGTAGTTTCATATACACCATATATACATAGTCCTAGTAAAAATGCACTTAATATTGTTTCTCTCTTAGATATAATAAAATAATATAATGAAAATATTAAAAATATATAACATAATAATGTTGCTACTAAATTCATTTTTAAATTACTGCCTTGTATATTTTTAATCATATTTTTAAATTTACCACTCATTGAATATAAATATATTGAATCAATAATAGTAAAAATTATTGATACTTTAATTATATCAGATATCATATAATTTATACTAATAAAATATTATTTTAAAATAGCTTAAAAGTATATTATTTATATAATTTATATCATGAGTGTTATCATTCACAGTCTCTTTGTTGCATCATTTGTTCCTTCTATGAAACCAAATGTTAAATCATTTAATTATAAAGGTGATATTGCTCCTCTTAATTATTTTGATCCACTTAAACTTAATAGTGAGAGTAATTTTAAAGAAGAACGTGTTAAATTTTGGAGAGAAGCAGAACTTCAACATGGTCGTACTGCTATGCTTGGCGCAGTTGCATTACCTTTTATTGAACTTACAAATTCAGACCTAACATCAATTAATTATCTTTCTGATCAAGATGCAATGATGCAATCACCTTTTTGGATTACTATGCTAGGAGTTGAATTTTCTCGAATGTTTATTGGCTGGCAAAATCCTTTTAATAATTCTAAACTATTTACACTTAAATCAGATTATCAACCTGGTAATCTACTCGGTTATGATAGTGCTAAAGTTAGTGATGATCTATATAACCAGGAACTAAGTCATGGTAGACTTGCTATGTTAACATGTGCACATATTATTGGTTCAGAACTTGCAACAGGACATGGTCTATTTTAAGTAATTGACTTTATAGAGATAATTTCACAATTTATTTAACAATATTTTAAATATAGTACGATTTAAAATATTATATTATTCACTTATTCTACTGATTTAAATTGTTTAATAGCCTCAAATAATTTTGCAGACTCATTAATTGCAAATGCTCCACGTCTTTGAGCTAATCCTAAAAATCCAACAATTACATTTAATGCAGTATTTTCATCTTTAATTTCAATTTCTAATAAATTTACTTGTTTATTTTCTTTTTCATCGGTCATACTTATTTTTTCCTTTTCACTATTCTCTGACATATTTAAATTATTTATATGTTATATATTTAAATTATAATTATTATAATTATTAAAATTGAAATTTTTAATTATAATAATTAAAATAATATAATGACTACATGTATTATTTCGGTTGAAGGCAATATCGGTTCAGGTAAATCGACATTTGTTAAAGCCTTACATAAATATTATGAAGGCAATTCTAATATATTCTTTCTTCAAGAACCTGTAAATATTTGGGAAACTATTAAAAATGAATTAGGTGAAAATATTATTCAATGTTTTTATTCTAATCAAGAAAAATATGCATTTTCATTTCAAATGATGGCATATATTTCAAGACTTTCATTACTTAAAAAAGCAGTTGCTAATAATTATAAATATATTATTACAGAACGATGTGTTTTTACTGATAGAAATGTATTTGCTAAAATGCTATTTGATTCTGGTAAAATGGAAAAAATTAATTTTGAAATTTATAATAAATGGTTTGATGAATTTATTAATGAATTTAATAATTTTAAATATATTTATATTAAAACAGACCCATATACTGCATATGATCGTGTTAATAAACGTTCTAGAATAGGAGAAACTATCCCAATTGAATATCTTGAACAGTGTAATAATTATCATAATGATTGGTTAAATTCGATTAATAGTGATAATATTACAGTATTTGATGGTAATATTGAACGCAATAATAATGATTTATATAATGATTGGATTACTATTATTAATAATATTAAATTAATTGATCTTAAAATTAATATTCCATCTTTGAGTAATATTAATTTTGATAAATTAATCTAATAATATATTAACTATTTCAAATTAACATAAATAAATACTATATTATTTATTATGTATAAAGAAATTTTTTTATCACATGCATGGGGTCAAGATACCCTAGGTCGAGATAATCATAAACGAGTTGAAAATTTGTATAAACTACTCATTAATAAAGGTTATACAGTTTGGTTTGATAAAACTGACTTAATTGGAAATATTGATAATTCTATTATTAAAGGTATTAATAACTGTAATATTGTAATTATATGTCTCACTGAAAATTATTGTAATAAAATTAATCATAGTGTATATGAAAATATGCCTAATGATAACTGTTATAAAGAATGGAATTTTACACTTTTTAAACAAAAAATAATTATTCCTTTAATAATGGAACCATCAATGGAAAATATTTTTTTAAAAAATGATGGCGTAATACAAATGTATTTAAATAATTTAATGTACATTAATTTTACTGATGATTATGAAAATGATTTTGACATATTATGTAAAACCCTTAAAAAATATAATATATACAATAAAAAAGAAAAAATTAATATTAAACCAAATAATTCATTCGATAAATTAAAAGAATTAATTAATTTATCTCCATCCAGAAAAAAAGAATATACTATAGATTCTGTTATTAATGATAAAAAATTCAAATCTTTTAATAAATATAACTTAATTAAATATCTATTTTGGAAAAATAAACCTTCTAAAAAATATAATATTTTTAATAATAAAAAAAAAAATAATCATAAAATACAAATTTAATTATTTAATTTATTATTAACAAAAACTTTATTACATAATTTTTTTACTATTTTATCACTTCTTTTATTTTCTTCTATATCATCTGTACAATTTTTAATTAATTTCATATATTCTTCTTGTAATTTTGAATCTTTTTGCCAATTTGGATTCTCTTTTGTCCATTTATCTAGATTTTTTTGCTGTACTATACTTACCTTTTGTAAAGCTTCTTTTAATTCTTTATTTTCTATATCTAATTTCCAACTTGGATTCACTCCATCATCATTTGATTTTATATAAACTTTTTCTCTCTTTATATCAGTACAATGCATTGGTCTTTCATATAAAGATAATCTATTCATATTTTCTATAAAAATATTCGACACACCTTCGCTTATTCCTTTATTTTTTGTTATTATTAAATCATCTAATGTTATTTTAATTTTATCTATAAATTCATTAATTGTTAATGCATCTTTACAATGTTCATTTAAAAATATATTAATATTTAGTTTCTGTTTTGTTATTATATTATTATTTCCTATTATATTATTCTCTATTTTACTATTATTTAATTGTTCTGCTAATTCACTTTGTGTATTTATTATATTATTACATAATTCTTTATTATCTTTTAACATAGAGAGAAATAATTCTTTATAATCTATATTTTCACCCTTTTTTTCTACATAATTACAACCTTTTTTATGATTATATAAGGATGATCTATAAGGATATACTTTTCCACATTCACACTCAAATTTTTTGGGGTTTTTTGGGGTAAAAGTGTTGTATTTTGTTGTATTTGTATGTTTACGTGTCAATAAATGACGATTATAATCTTTTAAGTTTGATGTTATAAAGTTACATTTTTTACATTCATAAATTTTAGGGGTTTTTTGGGGTAAATTCATTGTATAATATTGTATATTTATACAACAAAAAAAACCCCTAAATTTGTTTAATCATTATTTATTTAATTTTTATCATTTCATATATTTATTAATTTTTTTAAAATTATGATCATAATAATGTAAAAACATAATTTTAAAAAATTTTTTTTATTTTCATTTCTATATTTTAAAAATGGACAATTTTTTCTGGGATTTTTAATTTTTAAAATTTAAAATTTTATGTTTTAATTTTAAATAAATTTTTATTTATATGTTTTAATGTTGAATTAATATGCATCAAAAGACGTACTACTCAAACCACTGCTAGTTTGATAAGGAATTTCTGGAGTGTCTGACCCAAAAACATCTCCTACATCTTCTGCTTCAATCTCATTTACATTGCCCGCACTTATACCACCTTGCGCTCCCATTTGAGCGAGGCCTGCAAAAGCATCTAATAATCCTGACTGAGCATATGCTCCGGGAGTATTCAATGCGTAAGACTGATCGCCTACATTTTTATTTGCGGCTAGAGTTGCAAAAAATTCAGGCATTAGTTGTGTTAGAGCTCCTATAAAAAATGAATTTAAGATATCACCCTTAGTCATATTTTCTATTTTAGTACCAACTGTATTTTCTATAATTTCTCTAATAGGATTATTTAAATCTATTTCTTCTTCTTTTAAAAAATTAATTAAACCTGTATCCTGAAATATTGTATCAGAAAAAAATAATGCTAAAAACTCAAATTCTAAAAATTGACTTGTAAGTAATAATTTATTACTTCCTTCCTTATATGCCAAAATATCACGCATATCATTGAGTGTTGTTTCTTTAGATCTCTCTATAATTGCATTAAGTCGAACTTGAACATTTGCTATTTCTTTTATTATATTACTGTCAATCGGTATATTAACAGTTGCTGTAGCTTCTCCACTTGCTTCTTCTAACCCTTCTTCAGCTAGCTCTTCTCTGAATATATTTTTATTTCCTGATACCATATCAGCTATATCTCGAGTTAGTCTCTGTTCTTGTGCAATTGCTAAATTTGCAAACTGTAAACCAGATATATTATCAGGTAAAATATTCCTTCCTAATCTTTTAGGAATCGCATTGATATTTGAGAAAGTTATTGCAAATGCAGTTGTTGACGTAGCACTAGTACTGTTATTTATTAGTAATTTATTTACCTCGGCAGTTTCTTTATTTACAGCATCCGCTATACTAAGTTCAAGATAATCCGTTAAATTTAAATTATTTAAATATCTATATTCTGGTGAATTTTTAATTGAAGGAATATCTGCATAAGTAATTCCATAATTTTCTAATGTTTTTTTATCAGAATTTGTAATTAACATTTTTTGTAAAATCAATATATTTTGTATAAATTTATCGGATAGTGTCATTATAAATTGACTCTTTGCTGAAACTAATAATTCTGCTATAGTTAAGCTTGGCCAAGATGCATTATGAATGTTATTATTAACTTGTTCACTTATTGGAATAATTTTAGCACTATTGAGATATACATTGATATCATTAGTATTATTATTATTATTACTCCAAAGATCTCTTGCTATTCCATTAGAATCTCCTTCAACATAAGGTGTATTAATAGCACTTTTTGGTACATTTTCACGATATACTGGTCCATTTTTTGTATTAATAGTCATGGTATTAGTTCTGCGTGATGTTACTGCATTTAATGTCATATATTCTAGTGAATTAAAAAAATTTGAAATTGGAATTTTAGTTTTAAGTAAGAAGTCATTTGTAAAAATATCTAAAAAAGTACTATGTAAAGAATATATATTAAGTGCTAAATTTAATCCAAATCGTAAAGCCTGAGGTTGAGTTGCTTTAGATATATGAGTATCAAATAATTTAAAAGATGCAACATCTAAATTAGGTTTATCATTTCTTGGTTTAGCTTTTATACTAGTAGGTAGACCCAGATGAAATTCTCTACTCGTATTATTTGTTTGTGCTGATATATAATTAAAGGCCTTATCTATATTAGAATATAAATATAAACTATCATGTTGAGATATTGCTAAAAATGTAGAATCTGTATTTTTTGGATTAGCAAATGAATTTGCTATAGAAGTTGATTTATTTTTAATACCTGGTTGAGTATTTTGATCACATTCAACATATTGTCTATATACAGTATTATAATTCTGTATCGAGATAGCTGACGATATGCTTTCGGTGTTGCCCAGCCCGAAGCTGTTCGCGTCGCCAGGATTTAGCGCGTTTTCGTAGCCCCATTCATAAGCAGCTGTATTAAAGTCATTAGTAGAGGAACCAGGTGGAAAACTTCTTATAGTACCTGTACCGCGAAATGGTCTATATCTGCCCCCGTCGTCGGTTTCGATTGCTAAACTTTGGCCATCACTTAAATGTGTTGTAGATTGGGAAGCATATGATTCTGCAATATTTCCAAATCCCTCATCCGAATTAGAAGGAGCGTTTGAGCTGGTTGCGTCAGTGCCAAAGGCCGCGCTGTACGCTATGTAGGTGGAGGTGCCCAGGGAAGAGGTGAAGGTTTCATTGACCGCAGTGCGAGCCTCGTTAGTCAGTAATATCCCTTCCAATACACTAGATATAGGAGCAAAATTACCATCTATACTTAGTATAGTAAAAGGATGAGTAAGATCAGCAAATACTTGGGTAATTTCATTCATCATAATTCCTAAAGGTACAGATAAATAAGCTGGGATGTTTTCAGCATATAGACCAAATTGCATAAA